GGCGTTTTTCCACGCAAACGGCCGTGAAATCCGAAGTCGTAACCCCGGAGCGTTCCCCCAATGAAACGTAATCAGGGCGCCGTCCTCCTGGCCCGCACCGGCCTCGCGCAAGAGGTCGTCGCGGCCGTTGTCGGCAAATCCCGCGTCACCGTCTCGAACTGGATGAACGCCCGGAAGCGTCCCGACGAGGCCGCGCGCGTCGTGCTCGCGGAGCGCTACGGGATCCCCGTCACGGCGTGGAACGAAGAGCCTCCGAAGCGCGCGCCGAAGGCATCCTCGGTGTCCACGGTGGCCCCTGTCGCGCCGAGCTCACCGATCCTCGCGCATGGAGCGGGCCATGGGGCGACGGTCCCGGACCAGGTCCTGAGCATGGCCGACGAACTCATGGGCGATCTTCGCCAAGGGCTGGACGAGCTCCGGAAGGACTCCGACGCGCTCCCGTTGGAGAAGGCCCGTGTGCGCGCGTCGCTCGGGCAGACCCTGGCCATCCTGGGCAAGATGACCGGCGCGTTCGATCTCGGGGCGCGGTTCTTCAAGCTCCCCCTCTGGCGCGAGGTCGAGCTGGCCTTGGCCCGAGGTCTCGCGGGGCATCCCGAGGCGGCGGCGGCCGTTGCCGCCGAGCTGCGGCGCGTCGAAATGGAGTCGGGTTACAAACGGACGTAACCGGGGGGCCGTAACCCTGTTTCGCAACCTCGGTGGGGTGCGGCGTGTGGAACGGTCGTGGTGTGGCCGGAGGCGTCGCACGCATGGGGGCTCGGGGCGCGCGAAGGCGCGAGCGAAACCCGTTTGGCGCGTTGGCCCATGTGGCCGAGCGAATCGCCACCCGCGGTCGCGAGCATTCGTGGCCTTCGCCGAAGTACCGCCGAGACCCGGTGCGCTTCGCTCGAGAGGTGCTCGGCGTCCAGGTGACCGATGCGCTCCGCAACTTCCTGGTTGCGCTCTTGGAAAACCGAAACGTCACGTGGCGCTCGGGACACAAAACCGGAAAGACCACCTCCTTTGCCGTGGCGGCTCTCTGGTTCTTTTGCTCGTTCGAGCGCGCTTGCGTGCCGATCGTCGCGGTCAAAGAGGCCCAGATCGACTTCGGGGTTTACAAAGAGCTTCGCCGGTTGCATCGCGGCGCGCTCATCCCGATCGGCGGCGAGCTCCACGCGACGTGCCGCGGTGGCCTGCACGAGGCCTCCGACGACCGGAAGGTTTGGGGGATGACCGCCCAGAAGCCCGAAGGTGTCCAGGGCATCAGCGGGCCGAACGTGCTCGTTCTCGTCGACGAGGCGAGCGGCGTTCCTGACCCCGTGCTCGAGGCGATCGGTACGTCGACGGCGGGCTCTGGCGGGTTCGTGCGCAAGGCCTACGCGGGCAACCCGACGCGTACGAGCGGCGGGTTCTACCGCTCGCACCACGCCGAGAAGGCGAATTGGTTTTGCCTGCACACGAGCTCGGAGGACACGCCGAACGCTCGCGGAGCGACGGGCGCCGACGTGGTGCCCGGGCTCGCCGGGCCGGACTGGATCGCCGAGTGGAAGGCGAACCCCGGCGAGGATTCGCCCGAGTACGCGATCCGAGTGAAGGGCGAGTTCCACTCGGGTGCTGAGGGCAAGGTCGTCGCGGCCGAGGCCATCAATACCGCGGAAGCGCTCTGGGATGCGACGGCGTTCGAGGGGCAGCTCCAGATCGGCATCGACCCCGCGGGCGACAAGACCACGAATGACGAGACGGCGATTGCCGTGCGCCGCGGGCTCAAGATCGGAACGCTGCTCACGTGGCGAGGGCTCACGCCCGACGGCATCGTGGAGAACGCGCTCGCGCTGCTCGAGTCTCATCGGCTCCCGCGCGAGGCGAAGCCGAGGATCGCGCTCGACGCGGAGGGCGTGATCGGCATCGACGTCGAGCGCGCGCTTCGGGCGCGTCTCCTTCGGGACCCCGAGGCCTTCGAGCTCGTCATCGTTCGTGGCTCGAAGATGCCGCGGCAAGGCGGCGGCTCGAAATACCAGCTTCTTCGCGACGAGGTGTGGGGCGAGTTCCGAGACTGGGTCGAGGCCGGCGGCGCGATTCCCACGCGCTCGAAGCTTCGCCAGGATCTCAACGCGCCCGACTTCGTGAACGTCCTGTGCAAGGACGGACGCGAGCGGCTTTCCGCCACGCCCAAGAAGGACCTCAAGAAGATCCTCGGCCGATCGCCTGACGAGGGTGACGCGGCGACGCTCTCGGTCTACGGCTGGCAGACTGCCAGCACGGAGGCCGACGAGGCGGAGGCGGCCGCGGCTGCAGCTGCGACCGCTTCCCCGCAGGTCGACGACTACGACGCACCCGCAATGAACCCGTACGACGGCCTTGCCGTGTGGGGTGGGTGATGGGCGTTCGCGAGAACATCCGCGACGCGGTGGCGGCGCTTCTCGGCGTGTCGGCGTTCGCGGCGGCGCCCGCGACGGCGCCGAGCTTCGGTGACGAGCAGGTCGACGCGCGCCTGAAGGCGCTCGGCGGGCAGGTCTCGCCGCTGCCGACCACGCGGCTTCGGTGGTACCTGCGCGATCTCGAAAGCGCGCAGTACGCGGCGGACACCGGCGACCTTTCGATCGCGGCGCAGATCATGAGCGCGGCTCTCGGCGACGGCTTTTTGCGCGGCGTGCTCTCGGCGCGCATGGGCGGCGTGACGAAGCTTCCTCGGACGTGGGCGGGCGACGAAGAGCAGATCGCGGCGCTCACGCAGATCGACGGCGCGCGCTCCGTCTTCGATGACATGTTCCCGGCGTCCGAGCTCGCGGCGATGGCGACCGACGGGCTCATACTCGGCGTAGCCGTTGGTCAGCTCGTGCCGGTGCCCGGCCGAGACTTCCCGGTCTTGGTCCGGCTCGAGCCCGAGTTCCTGCGATTCCGCTGGTCGGAAAACCGATGGTACTACGCGAGCGTTGCGGGGCTCCTGCCCATCACGCCCGGCGACGGGCGATGGGTGCTCCACATTGAGGCGGGCCGCGTCTCTCCGTGGCGGTACGGCCTCTGGCGAGCCATCGGCGCGGCGTACATCGACAAGGCGCACGCGAAGCTCAACACCTCGAACTGGGAGGGGAAGCTCGCGAACCCCGCTCGTGCGGCCACGGCGCCCGCGGGCGCAACTGAAGTTCAGCGCCTCGGCTTCCTCCAGAAGCTCATCGCCTGGGGCATCAACACGGTGATCGAGCTGCCCCCCGGGTGGGACGTCAAGATCATCGAGTCGAACGGGCGCGGCTGGGAGTCGTTCAAGGAAACGATCGCGCGCTCGAACGAGGAATTCATGGTGTGCGTGCTCGGCCAGGTCGGCACCACGACCAGTTCGGGCGCGTTCTCTTCGGGGAACGTTCACGAGCAGGTGCGAGCCGACCTCATTGCGGCGACCGCCACCTCTCTCGCTCACACGATCAACACGCAGTGCCTTCCCCCGTGGGTGATCTCGCGGTGGGGCGTTGGGGGCCTGCAGCGCGCCGCGGTGCTCACGTACGACACGACCTCGCCCGCCGAGCTCGTATCGCGTGCGAACGGGCTCGTGGCGATCGGGGGAGCCCTCGAGAAGGGGAACGCTGCCCTTGCCGGCGACGGCAAGCGCATCGACGCGGTGGCCGAGTATCGGCGCTTTGGCGTCGCGGTGGTCGACGCGGCCGGTGGTCCCGCGGTCGCTCCCGCGGTGACGCCGGCGAATCCCGCGGAAGGCGCTCCGAAGCTCTCGCTCGTGGAGAGCACCGTCGACGCGGAGGAACCACCCGGCCTCAGCGGAGCGGCGAAGCTTGCCGAGGAGATGACCGAGCACGGCGTGCCTCGCTGCGAGCACGGGAGCTCGAACCGGTGCCGCCTTTGCGGCGTCGAGCGCGTGCGCGTGCTCATCCCAGGGAAGAACGGCACGCACTCTTGGGGCGTGGCGTGGCAGCCGATCGGCGGGACGCCAGAGCCCGAGGACTCGGGAGAGTTCGAGGCGGCATCATGAAGACCCGAAGCATCCGCGCTGCGATCGCGCTCGCTCGTGACGACTCCCGCACCGTCGAGAGGCCGGGCCCCGGCAAGGCGCCGACGGCCTTTCGCATCTGGAAGGCCGGCCCGAACGTCACCGACCACGGCACGCACACCCTCACCGCCGCGAGCGTCAAGGCGATCCTCGCGACGCAGGCGGCGCGTGGGAACCTCTTTTCCATCGACGTCGACCACCTCTCGCTCTCGAACGACGCGCCTCCCGAGGCGCGAAGGGCGGTGGGCTGGATGCGGCTCGCGGAGCGGCCCAACGAGGCGGGCGAGTCGGAGCTTTGGGCGGTCGACGTCGCGTGGACCGACACGGTTCGAGCGGGGCTCGAGAAGGACCCGCCCGAGTGGCGCTACTTCTCGCCCGCCTACGACTGCGACAAGGGCGGGGAGATCACTCGGTATCTGAACACGGCGCTAACGAACAACCCGGCGACGTGGCGGGTAACCGCGCTCGCTACTGCACCAAAGGAATCGTCCATGACCATCGAAGAGCTGATCGCCGAGCTTCAGAAGCTCGCCGACGCGGGCGACGAGAAGGCCAAAAAGGCACTTCTCTCGCTCTCCGAAACTCCCAGCGAAACCACCACCACGGAAGCTCCGCCCGAGGAGCCCAAGATGGCCTCGGAGGCTCCTCCGGCCGACGAGAAGAAAGAGCCCCCGGTGGCCGCGACTCTCGCCACCATTCTCGCGACGGTGCAGGGCCTCGCGCAGAAGGTCTCGAGCCTCGAGGCCGACAAGGAGCAGACCGAGCGCGCTTCGCTCATCGCGTCGCGCCCGGACCTCGCGAAGGAGGTCGTCACCGTGCTGGCGAAGGCGCCGATCTCGCTTCTTCGCGAGGCGGTCAAGACGATCCCCGTCACGCAGCGCAACCCTGCGGCGGCCGCGCAGGCCGACGTGAAGGCGAGCGTGGGCGCGACGCAGGGGTCGCCCGTGTCGAGCCAGTCGCCCGACGCTGCGGAGATGGACCGCCGCATGGGTCTTGCCCCCCGCTCGGCCGCGGTGGTCGACCGTGGTGACGTCGTCGTCTTCGGCACGATGCGCCCGGCCGACGCCCAGGCCTCCATCGCTCGACGGGCCGCGCAGGCCAAGGACGGTGCGAAATGACCGCTCAGGTTCGGGACCAAGATCGTCCCTTCAAGTTCTTCCGAGACATCACCCTCGTTCTCGCCGTCGGCACGATCGCGTTCAAGGGCGCCCGCGCTTGCCTCAACGGGGCCGGCAAGGTCGTCCCTGCGAGCTCCGCGCCGAACCAGCAGGCGATCGGCACCTTCATCCGCGGCGTGAACGCCACCGCGGCCGACAAGCCGGTTTCGGTCGACCTCGGCCGCGAGGTTCGCGCCGAGTGGTGGCCCAACGCCACGGCCGGCGATGCGGTGCTCGCGGCCGACGTCGGAAAGCTCTGCTACCACCTCGACGACAACACCGTTACCATCACCGCGGCGAATCGGTCGATCGCCGGTCGCGTGTGGGAGGTCCACCCCACGAAGGGCGTGCTGGTCGAGAAGCTGGACGTGCCGAAGCAGCTTCTCCCGCTCCCCACGCCGATTGCCTTCGTGGCGAACGACTACGTGCTCACGGCGGCCGCGACGATCCAGGATGCCGTTTTCGACGTCCCCGTCACGGCGGGCGTCTCCACGGTCACCCTGCCCGCCGACGCTCCGGACGGCACGCGCATCTTCTTCGCTGCCGACGGAACGAAGAACGGGCACACGGTCCAATACCGTGACGCCACCGGCCCGACGAACCTGACCACGGCCCTCCTCGCATCGAAGCGCCACCTCGTGGTGGCGGTGAAGGTCGGGGGCAAGTGGGTCGCCAACGCCTACGTGAGCCCCTGAAAGGTCCTGAGTCATGCCCATCGTGAATTTGCAGTTCATTCAGGACTTCGAGACGCGCTCGAAGATCATCGTGGTCGACTCGTACGAGAAGCTCGCGAAGTCGATCTGGATTTGGGACTTCATGATCGAGAAATCGACGGAGTCTCGAAAAGAGGTGCTCGCGTGGCTCCTCTCGAACGCCCAGATCGGCGAGCTCGGCGAGGACGGCGGCCAGATGGACTACGCCGGGATCGAGCAGGTCTTGGCCGAGTTCACCACGAAGCACCACGGCCGCGGGCTCGAGGTCGAGCGCGCGCAGTTCGAGGACCTCGACGGCAACGGCCTCGACGTCGGCGCGCAGTGGATGAAGAACATCGGCGCTTACATGGCCTACTACCCGCAGAAGCTGGGTGTGCAGGCCCTGAAGGTCGGGCACGACGCGGCGAGCCTCGGGTACGACGGCGTGCCGTTCTTCAGCAACGCGCACCCGGTCAACCCGAACCGGGTTGCGGTGGGCACCTACGCGAACCTCTTCACGGGCGCCGCGTCGGGCATCTATCCGGGAGCCTGCCCGATCGATACGTCGGTTTCGGTCGAGGTCGCGTTCCAAAACCTCCAGAAGGTCGTCGCCTACATCCGCAGCATCAAGTCGGCGAACGGCGAGGACCCCCGCGGGCTCCGTCCGCTGAAGCTCCTCGTCTCTCCCGAGAACATGGGGCGCGCGGTGCAGCTCACGAATGCCACGTTCATCGCGCAGGCGGCGACGGGCGGCGCTGGCGGCGCGGACGTCAAGGCGGTGGTCGATGCGCTCGGCCTCCTCCAGCCGGTCATCGCCGACGAGCTCGCCGGTTTCGAGAACGGCACCTCGTACTTCATCGGTTGCCAGGACGTCGCCACCACCGAGATCGGCGGCCTGGTCTACATGAAGCGCAAGGACTTCGAGATCAACTACTACGCCGGCCAGGGGGCGGGCGCGACGGGTCTCGATGCCCAACTGGCGCGCCAGCAGCGCTTCGAGTGGCAGTGCCGCGGACGTATGTCCGTAGGCTACGGCCACCCGTACGAGCTCCACAAGGTCAAGGCGACCTGAAGGCAGCCCCGAACCCGCACCGACCCCGGTAGGCCTCGAGCCCCGGGGTTGGGGTGTCAGGAGAGCATGGCGACCCCTCTGATCACCTTCGATCAATGGCGACTCCGCACGGTCATGCCGCCGGAGAGCGTCGACGCGCTCGAGATGCGTCGCCCGGGGTATGTCGCGGCTCGCCTCGCTCTTCGGACAACCGAGATTCACGCGCGGCTCGCGAAGCGCTACGCGGTACCGTTCGCTAGCCCTGCCCCTGACGTGGCGTGCATGTGGCTTGAGCAGATCGTGACCGGCGACGCGTACGAAGCGCTTGGGTACGCGCCAGGTGCGCACGACGAGCGCATCATCGAGGCGGCCAAGGCCGCGCAAGAGGCCCTCAGGGAGGCCGCGAACAGCGAAGTCGGCCTGTACGAGCTCCCGCTCCGTGCGGACCTTCCAGCGTCCGATGGCGTCGAGCGCGGGGGCCCGCTCTTTTACTCGGAGCAGAGCCCGTACGAATGGACCGACGTCCAGGTCGCGGCCGTACGAGGCACGTCGTGAGCGGCGCCGAGGCGATGGACCAGATGGTGGCGCGCGTGGCGGCGCTGGCCGAGCTCCCGGCGCGAACCGCTGAGGAGGCGCGTGCCGCGGTCGAAGCTGCGGCGAAGGCCTCGGCGTCGGCGGGCACTACGCCCGAGGGGGAGGCGTGGGCGCCGCGCAAGTCCGACGGCGGGCGACCTCTCGCGAACGCGGCTTCGTCGATCGTCGTTCGTGTCGTCAGGGCCGCGCTCGGAACGAGCTTGCAGGTCGTGGTGCGCGGGCACCACTTCTTCCACACCGCCGGCAAGGGCTCCGGGAAGAAGGCGCATCGCAAGATCATCCCCGACGCGACGGACACCGTCCCCGCGTCGTACGCCGAAGCGATCCGCGGAGCCGCGGCCGTCGCGTTCGGCAAGATCACGGGGGGCCGATGATTGCGGCGTCCGTCGGTCCGATCCGCGACTACTTCGCCGCGCAAGGGCTCGGCGCGACGGTCGTTTTCGGCCGACGCGCTCACCCGTCGCGCATCAACCAGGGCGCGGGCAGCGCGAACCGCGTCGTCATCCAGCCCGGCGACGACGGCGGGCGGCTCGGTCGGATTGCTCCGGCGCACCAGCCCGGCCAACGAGACCTTGGAGGCAACGACGTTGCACGGAGCCTCGCGAACTGGGAGGCCCTCTACACCGTGTTCGTGTGGGCGGCATCGCTCTCGCGAGACGAAGAGGCCACGTTCGAGGCGGCCGAGGAGCTCTTTCAGTGGGTCGTGCGCGCCTTCGCGGCGGTCTACCCGGCGGAGCACGCGTGGGGCGACATCGGGCTCGTTGTCGACCCTGCGGTTCTCGTGCACGGCACCGAGCTTCGGGTCGCGCTGACCGTCCGATTCCCGCTTTACGACGTCCCGCTCAAGCGCGTTTTCCCGAGCGGCCAGGTCAACAAAGGAACGCCCCCCGGGGCGTGAGGAGTTTCGATGCTTCCGAACGTGCAGATCACCAAGACCGACGGAAACACGGGAGTCGTGCGCCCCGGCGCCGACGGCATTTGCGCGATCATCGCTCCGGCGATCTCGGGCACGCAGAACCAGGCGGCCGCTTTCGGGAAGTCGAAGGCGCTCGTCACCGAGTTTGGCGGCGGGCTCTTGCCCGAGAACGCCGCGTGGATGATGCAGTTTACGCAACGCCCAGTGGTATGCGTGCGCTCGGCTGCGAGCGTGGCCGCGGTGCTCGGTACCGTCGTGCACTCCGGCGCGGGTACCTCGGTGGTCACGGCCACCGGCACCCCGATCGACGACTACCAGATCATCTTCAAGGTGATCGCTGGCGGCACCGTCGGGACGGCCGGGATTACCTACCAGTACAGCCTCGACGGTGGCGTCAACTACACGGCGACGCTCGCGCTCGGCACGGCCAACACGCTTCTCCTGAAGCTCCCCACGGGGCTTTCGACCGGCGTGACGCTCAACTTCGCCGCGGGCACCATGCTCGCCGCGCAGACGGAGAGTCTGCCCGCCACCGCGGCGCGGATGAACAACGCCGACTTGGTGGCGGCGCTCGAGGCGCTTCGCCTCTCCTCGCAGCGTTTCGAGCATGTGCACGTGGTCGGTCCGCTCGACGGCACCATGTTCGACACCCTCGCCGCGTGGCGCCTGGCCCGAGACGCCGAGGGCCGTTACTACACCTGCAGCGGGAACACCCGCGCGCGCAACTCCGGCGAGACGGAGGCCGCGTTCAAGACGGCGATCGAAACCATCTTTTCGGCCAAGGCCGACACGGGAACGCTCGTTGGCGCCGACGTGTTCGACGGGTCGAGCCCCATCACCGGCGTCGTCCACGTTCGCGACTTCATGCTCGCGACGGTCACGCGCGGCATGTCGATCGCTCGCGGCGTCGACTGCGCTCAGGTCTCGCTTGGGCCTCTCTCGGGCGTGAACATCAAGGACGAGCGCGGCGGGCCGAAGTGGCACGACGAGGCGATTTATCCAGGGCTGGACGACTCCCGCTTCACGGTCGCGCGCTCGTTCGACCAGCTCCCGGGGACGTACGTCACGAATCCCCTTCTCTTCTCGTCGCCGGGCTCCGACTATGTCTACTGGCAGCACATGCGGACGATGAACCGCGCGTGCGAGATCGCGAAGGAGCTCCTCACGCAGAAGCTCTCGAGCGGCATCCGGAAGGACGAGAACAACCACATCGTGGAGGTCGACGCTCAAGAGACCGACGACCTCGTTTCGTCCGTCATCCGCTCCGAGCTGGACGGGCAGATCACCGACGGTGGCTTCGTGCTTTCGCGCACCGACGACCTCGGGAGCAACGGCCCGGCGACGCTGAACGGCGACGTTTGGATCAAGAGCCTGGCCTACGCCAAGAAATTTAACATCGAGGCGAAGTTCGTTCGCACCATCCCCGCTTCGGCGGCCTGAGGCATCATGACCGACAAGCTACTTTACAAGGTCAACGGAAATATCTTCTCGTGGGCCTCGACCGAGCTCGTGATCGGCGTGTCGCCGTTCGTGGGTCTCACCGAGTTTTCCTACGGGCAGAAGCGCACCCACGCCAAGGTCCCGGGCATGAACCGCTCGCGCGGTCCTCTGGGGGTGACGAGCGGCGTGTACGAGGCCGATCCGCTCACCATGAAGATGCTCGCGAACAGCTATGTCGCGCTCCTCGGGATTCTGTCCTTGAAGGGGCTCGGCTCAGCCGGCTCGGCGGTCATCCCGATCACGTGGAAGTGCTTCGAGCCGAAGCGCCCGCCACTCGTCATGGTCGCCTCGAACTGCCGACTCGAGGAGTCGAAAACCACGACGTCGGAGGGGCCCGAGGGGCTCATGTACGACCTCTCATGGATCGTCGAAACCATCACCGAGAACGGCACCGTTCTCTACGCACGAGGTCCGCTGTGAGCAAAATCGAAGAGCTGAAGGCGAAACTGGCGCTCGCGAACGCGGAGGCCGCCAAGTCGGAGGATGCCCACGAGGAGCGAGCGCTCGAGCTCGAGCTGGAGCTGACCGCACGGCTCGGCCGCCGTGGTCGGCGCTGGGACGTCATCCGAACAACCGAGGGGCCGTGCGCCGTCGTGCGTGGGGACGGCCTGCACTTCAAGAAGTTCACGGCCGCGATCACCGCCGAGGATGCGACCGAGCCCGAGCGCATGATCGCGGCGCGCGCGTTCGTTCTCGACCAGCTCCACGAGCCCGCTCGTGAGAAGGCAGAGGAGCTCTTCAACGCGGCTCCCGGTCTCGTCATCCGTCTTCAGGACGCTCTGATCGCGCTGCATCGCTGCGAGGACGCAACGAAGCTGGGAAAACGTTAGCGCTCCTTCGCAAGGCGACATCGTCTCCCCTGCTCGCCGGTGAGTGCTTCGTTGCGCTCTTCGGTGGGCCGACGGAGGGCGAGGAGGGGGAGCGGGCCGTGGTCGCCGGCGCTCTCCTGTTCCGAGGCCTCGAGGCCATGCGGAACGCACCCGCGCGAGATGGCGCGACGGTCGCGACGATCACCTACGACGGCGAGGAGTACTAGGCCGTGGCGCTCGAGGCAGTTTTTGACATCAGCCTTCAGGGTAACGCGGCGCAGGCCTCGAAAGAGTCCGCTGCATCGATCGCGGAGATGCGCGAGCGTCTTATCGCGGGCGAGAAGGCGATCAAGACGTACTCGGAAACCCTTCGGCGCCTCCGCGGGTCGAGCGAGGAGGTCAAGACCGAAAAGGCAGCGCTTCAGGCCAAGATCAACGGGCTCCGTGACGACATGTCGTCACTCTCCGTGAGCGCCCTAAAATCCGGCGTGGCGCTCGAGGACCTCTCGACGCGGACGAAGGCGGCGAGCTCGGACACCGGCGGCATGGGCTCCGCGCTCGAACAGGTCGGCGGGCCTGCTACGGCGCTCCAGTCGAAGCTCGCCGGGCTGGCGAAGATCGTCGGGAGCGGCTCGGTCTCGTCTGGCATTTTCCGGCTGGCTCTCGTCGGAGTCGCTGCGGCCGTCATCGCGGTGACCGTTGCGGCCGCGGGGCTCACGGCGAAGATGGCGTCGTTCGTCGTCGAGGGGGCCAACGCGGCGCGGACCACCGCGCTCTTCCGCGAGGCCGCGGCGGGCGGGGCGGCCAACGGGGCCGCGCTCGGCACGCAGATCGAGGCGTTGGCCGGCAAGGTCTCCACGTCTCGAGAGGAGCTCGCGGGGCTCGCGAACGAGCTGGCCCGCACCGGCATGCGGGGAGAGACGATCGTCGACACCTTCAACGCGGTCGCGCAGGCGTCCGACGCGATGGGCTCGGAGGCGGCGAGCAAAATTCGAGGCTTGGTCGAGGCGGGGCGGCTCTCCCAGCGGCTCTTCGTGAACCGAGAATCTCTCGTGGGCACCGGCGTCGCTTTCGACGAGGTGGCCGAGCGCCTAGCCGCTTCGATGAAGATCGGCGTGAAGGACGCCCGGGCCGCCCTCGCCGAGGGGCGCGTGCCGCTCGGGCTCGGCGCGAAGGTGTTGCGAGAGACCATCGAGAAGAAGTTCGGCGAGCTGAACGCGCGCAAGATGCTCGATCTCGGGGTGCAGTCGCAGAAGTTCCGCGAGTCTCTCCTTGGCCTCACGAAAGACGTGAAGCTCGAGCCGCTCTTGAAGGCCACGGAGCGGTTCCGTTTGCTTCTGGACGAGTCCACCGTGAGCGGCGCCGCGCTCAAAAAGCTCGTGACCGTCTTCGGGAACGGCGCCGTGTCGGTCTTCGGCAAGGCCACCCCGATCGCCGAGCAGTTCTTCAAGGGCCTGATCATCGGCGGGCT